CCATTACTATTAAAAACAAAATCTTCAACTAAACAAGGTAAGTATTTAACTGTACCATCAAATTTAAAAAATCCACCTGCATCACCCATCCAATATACAGCTCCATCTGCTGCAACAGCAGCATGCTGACCGATACATCCGCAGTTAGTTCCAATTAATTTAATACTAAAAGTAAAAGGTGGCCCAACGAATTGAGCTAAGTAAGCTGCGGTATCAGTTAAAATTAAAAGATAATCTTTACCTGTTACCGCTGCTCTAATTTCATTTCCGTTATCTAATCTAAAAGTTCCTGCCGTGTTAGTAGCGGTGGGAGCATAAGTATTTAAATCTTCTTGGTTAGAGAATCTAATAAACATTGGATCTTGAGTAGTAGGATCACCAATAGTGGTTTCAGTTCCTAAATGAAATAAATGTCTATCTCTATCTGAAACTACAGTCATAATAGAAGCTGTTGGATTGTTTGTAGTTGCAAAATTTGTTGTTGATTGTGATGCTCTTATGGTTCTTGGATTTGTAGCACCCGCATTCCAAGTAAAAGTTTTTCCATTAAATAGAGTAGCAACTAAAACTTGACCGTAGTTATCTAGACTCCAGCTCCCTGGATCCAGAACCACTGAGCTTGTTGTTCTAGCTGTTCCCCATGTTGAACTTCCCCATAAATAAGTACCCCAACCATAGCCTAATGTTTGAGTGGTAGGTCCAACAGTTATATAAGGAGTAACTGTTGCTGCACCAGCAGCTGTCATACCTGCTCCAGTTTCATTACTTGAAGCTTGTACTTCGAACCAATCACCACCAGAATCCACGGTTATAATTTCATAATTTTTTTCTAAATCAGATGCAGTATAATTAGAATCTCCAGTAACTGTGACGGAACTGATGACAACGTATTCTCCTTGGGTTAAACCATGAGAAGCTTTATTAAATCGTACTACATCAGAACCATTCGTAGTAGTTATTGTAAAACCTGTAATTGCGGTATCGAGAGGAGTGATATCAAAAAATTGATCTCCATAATAAAGAAATAAACCTTTGCTTGTTCCAATTGCTGTATAACGTTCACCACTTAAACTAGTAAATGCATGTTGAGCTCTTGCCGGCCCTGGCAATGTTTCTTCTGCCGTAGTTAATTGGTTCCATCCCCCTATTTTCTCTGGTAAACCATATCTAAATCTAACAAAATCGCCATCTGTCCATTGACCTTCGGCCCCTGATTCTGTAGCTTGTTTGTTAAATCCTGGCTTGAAGTTTAATTTCTGTAGCATATAATGGGTTATATATTAATTTATAAAAGAATGAAAGGGACAAAATTAAAAGCTAAAGATGACAGAAAAAACCGTTAATATTAATAATTTCATAGCAACTTACGATAATTATATTACCACCGATGAATGTAATAAGGCTATTCAATTATTTGATGATCAATATAAATTTAATCAAACCTTTAATCGTCTCGCTGCTGAACAGGCCCCTGTCACTTTTAAACAAGATCAACAATATTTTGCAACTCCTAATACTCTAGAGATATGGTGGGAACCATTAAAATCACTTATCTTTAATTTTGATTTAGCATGGAACCATTATGTGAAAAATACAGGTGCCTCGGAAGCTTATGGAGGAAAAAAACTTTCTTATACAGGTCTAAAAATTCAAAAAACATTACCTACCGAAGGATACCATGTTTGGCATATCGAACATGGAGAAGGAGGTGACAGCGAAAAAAGAGCTTTTGTATTTGCAGTTTATTTAAACGACGTAGAGGAAGGTGGAGAAACTGAGTTTTTACATTTTTCCAAAAGAGTAAAACCTAAACAAGGCCGAATAGTTATTTGGCCTGCAGGCTTTCCCTATGTTCATAGAGGAAATCCGCCTTTAAAAGGTGAAAAATATCTTTTGACTTCTTGGATGTTATTAGGATGATTAAATTTGATAATAAGTCAAAATTAAATCCAAATAATAATAGCATAAATATTACATATCCAAGAAACGTTAATATAATTTTTGGACATTATCCTTACCCTGAAATAATAGCTTATTTTATAACAGAAATTAAAAAAAATATAAACCCTAACATGAGTTATCTTACTAACGTAAAAGGAGGGAGGACTGATTGGGAACAATTTAAAGAAGATAAAAATTTTATTAATTTTAGAAACTATTTAATTAATAAATATCAAATGAGTCACCCTGAAATGTTTCAATATTTTTTAGAAAAACATACCATACGTCAAGTTTGGGGTAATGAAATAAAACCTGGAGATAGTATAGACTATCACGTTCATGACATGTTTTATGGTATTTTATATTTAACTGAAGGTTGTGATTTAATATTACCAGAATTAAATATATCTATTGTGCCAAAACCTGGTGATTATTATATTTTTCCACCTCAAATTTATCATGGTTTTAATAAATACGAAGGTAAGGTAAATAGATATAGTTTAGTTTTTAATATAGAGCCTAAGTCTGACCACTTTAAATTTAGAAATAAATTAAGTGCTTTTAAGATGAGTAGGAAGTAGGTCTAGCGCCTTTTTCTGATTCTTCTCTTGTGTCCGCATCCCAATCAGCTTGTAATTTTGCTAAGTGAGCTGCATCCCATTTATCAATGAAGTCTTGAAAAGATCCCAGAGTACCTTCATCGTAAGCGCTATGGGGAGTAGAATCTCTATGTTCTACTTCATCAGAACTTGGAGTGGTTCCATGTTGAATAGCCCAAATATTTGAAAATTTAGACTGACTCCAAAAAGTATTATCATCAATAACATAATCCGTACCTGCACCATCACCACTATTTTTGATGATTTTTTTATCCTCACATATTACTGTCCAATTTGCATTTGTTGCCATTATTATTCTCCTTAAGTTTTAATTACGTACATTACTGTTAAATATGGTTGCACAACTGAAGTAGAATCTCCAGTAAAAGTTGCACTCATATTATGATCATGCCCACTACCTGAGCCTGCATTATCAGTATTATATGTTTGTGAAGTTCGTTTTAGAGGGGGCATGTCCCGGTAATAATTCTCAGATCCAGTTGGCGACTGTGCTATCGTGATTCCGTGACCGTGAGAAGCAAGTTGTGCTGTTGAAAGAGTTGCGTTAGCTGTTGAACCTCCAACATTTCCAGTTGCTTGAACTGTGTTTGCCCCACCTGTTGAAGCTAAATTTTTAGTAGGAGATTTTGAAACTGCTACGTTATCTTGTAAATTCGGTAAATTAAAAGTTGAAGCTCCATCACCAACTCCATAAGTAGTTGAAATAACTCCAAATAATGTTGAATAAGTTGATCTTGAAACAGCTGCACCATTACACTCTAAGAAACCAGTTGGTACTGAACCAGTCGACCACGGTACAATAGTACCTGTTGGAATTCCTTCGATACCTGTAAGGTTGGCACCAGAGAAATCGTATTTTGTAGCTTCGTAATTTGACATAATTTATTATCTCCTATTTCTCTGTGTAAGTCCAGCCAGTAGTAGCATCACCAGAAAAAACTAGTGAGAAAGCTGCGCCTTGTGTGTTAACTGTTAAATTTGATGCTGCGTTAGCAATGTTAGAACTATTTCTACCAACAACTAAAGCATTTGAATTGAAATCATAACCTTGGTCTACAAATGTAACCATATCACCTGTACTTGGTGACGCTGGAAGTGTCACCGTGACTCCTCCACCATTTGTATTTACTAAAAGTTGAGCACCTGCTTGAACTGTTTCAGCTGCAGTAACTGCTCTCCATACTTTTAATTCAGAACCTTTATAAACATTAGTTCCATCAGACCATAATTGATAAGTGTGGCCTTCACATAAAAGAATCCCTGTTCCAGAAGTAGTTTTGAAAGTTAGTGTATAACCAGCATGATCACACCCATCCCAAACTGTATATGTTTTTTCTACAGAATCTGGAATAGTAACATTAACGTTTGCAGCTAATGTACCTGTTAATTTTATAACTTCATTTTTTCCATTAGACACAGCACCGTTGGTAAAAGTTAATGCTCTACTTGCATTAGTTACATTAAACGCATCGTAACCACCAATAGCTTGTTCTAATATTAATAAGTTTGTATTTGTAATTTGTCCCCAAGTTCCCGAATTTTCGCCGGTTGCTTGTACTGTAAGTTTTAGACTTGCTGATGTCGAGTTAGCCATTTTTAATTCCTTATATATTCATATTATTAAAAAAAGTGGTTTCTGTCAAACCTCTTTATGCAGCCACTATTTGCCATCCTGGAGGCTCTAAAGGTGCTGAACCTGTATCTACTTCATTCCAGATTAAAGCACTACCACTTCCTACGGCTACAGTCAACCCAAATCCCGTTACATTTATAACTGCATTTCCTACAACAGTTGTACCTGTACCTAAAGCTGCTGTTAAACCAAAACCTGTAATAGTGGGAAGTGTATTTGCATCTAAAGTAGCTGTTCCTAATGTGGCTGTTAATGCTTGTCCTGTGGGACTAACAACATGATCTGCTACACCAGAGACAGTGCCTAAAGCGGCAATCATGAAATTGCCTGTAATCATCGCATCTGGTGCGGGGTCTACATTAGCTAAAGTAATTTGTGCTACATTTAAAGTATTAAGAGTTAAAGTTGCATCGGCTTGAACTGTTTCAGTTCCTAGAGCCGCGGTTAAAGCTTGACCTGTTACGCTTACATTTGCCCAATCTCCTTCAGCGCCCCAAACCCATTGACCCCAAAAATATCTTCCCCAACCTGATTGGTTATAAGCTTCAACACTTCCAAGAGCCATTGTTGCAAGGTTAGTACTTAACATTGCATCAGGGCCCGCGTCTGCGTTTGCGAGTGTAGTTGTTAATGCTTGACCTGTTGGATATGCACTGGTAGTTCCAGTTACGGATGTTGAACTAGAAAGGGCAGCAGTTAAAGCTTGACCAGTAGGAATATTAGTATAGTCGGCACTACTTGTTTCATTACCCAAGGAAGCAGTTAATGCTTGCCCTGTTAAACTAACAGTAATATTACCAAGTAAACCCCAGGTACCAAACCCCCAGGTAAGTCTATTCCATCCTGCTGACATAGGAAGTTACCTCCCTATTATCCCGAGACTCTAAGAATTGCTGCTGTTGAAGTTGCTGCTGGAAATTGAACTGTGAATGTACCAGAAGTAGCTGTTTTGTCTCCTCCAAAATCTAAAACACACACCGCTGACTTAGTAGTCGTTGATGATGTATTATAAATTAATGCTCCTCTAGCCGTTAGTGTAACCCCTGTAAAAGAAAGGTCTGCCCAATCGACTCTAGCCACACCTGCAGTCATAGAAGTTCCTGCGTTAACAAGAGCTCCACCACCTGCTGAATATGTACCACTTGCACCAACTTCATTTCCTGTTGTGTAAGAAGTTGTAGCTGAGTTTAGAGTAGCGGAAGAAGTATAAAGAGCTAACTTAAATTTATCACCGCCAGAAGCCTTCCCGTTGAAGTCTCCTTCCATCAATAACTTTTTAAAGTTGTTTGCAATTGCTTGTGTTATAGCCATGTTTATCTCCTTAACTTATTTTCCTATCCGAGGAACACCACTTTGATATTCGTCTCGTCTTCTTCTTCCCATTTGTTCTATTGAGAAGCCTTCTAATACTTGTTTATACTTTCCTTCGTATAATTGCAAGAGATCATTTGGCCCCTTTAGAAAAGAAAGTGCTTCTATAAGGCATGCATACAAAAGTCCGTTGGGAAAATTCAAACTTAAATATGTTGTCGTATTTGTACTAGATAAACCAGGGGGTTTCAAGATATAATTTAATTGAAGGGTATAAGTGGCATCTGGAATGGGAGCCACAACGATGGTATTATCATCCCATAAGCTATAGTATTTAGGGACCCCTTGAGCATTGGTAGGGTTAAATTCGGACATAAAACTAGTGTCTCTGTACTGTAAAAAATTCCTATTATCGGCTTCTGCTACGCCGTCAGAATCTACAACTTGTAGAGATCTTACCACTAAAGCATTTGTAGGCTCATCTATAAAACGAGTCCCTGCTATAAGCTGTGCTGTTTTATATCTTCGACCAGCATCTGTGTCTACCTCTCTAAAAATTTTCCATTCAGCAT